CTTTTTCATAATAATCTCCCTTAACTCCACCCAATCAGGTGGAGTTTTTTTTGCTTTATTTAAAGGCTTTTCGGAATTTCCCAAACATCGTTTTCCGATAAATTTCGGTAGTTTTTGTAATTCGGTCGGGGAATTGGCGGGGACTTTTTGAGGTTGTGGCGGGGACTTTTTAGCGAATATGACTAAGAAATAGGTCGGTTGTCGCTTCAGCAAGTTCGTCCTCAACTTGGTTATAACGATCCGTCATATAAACCTTTGTATGCCCCAGCGCCTGGCTTAATTGTTCAAGCGGAACCCCTGCAATAATGCTTTGAGTCGTGAAGAAGTGGCGCATCATGTGAGGTGTTACATGCAATCCCGTTGCTTCATTCACTAGATTGAAGTTTCTATTTAGCTGGTTTGGATTGATAAGACCACCTTTCTCGTTGATAGTTATATAATCCTTGTGCTGTTCCTTGATAATCCCTAACTTTCGCTTAATCTTAGAAGCTTCAGCTATCAGATAATAGATAAGGTCCGTTCCGATATCATCAAGGCAGACATATCGCTCTGAATCCTTCGTTTTAAGCCCTCCTTTCCCTTTTAAGGTCTGGTTGCTTCGACTATCTCTAAGATGCAGTATAGCACGTCCGCTGTCGTTCTGAGTGATGTCCATTGGGCGCAATCCAAAGACTTCTCCTCTCCTTAGTCCAAAAATGGTCAGATAGGTTAGAGCGTAGAATTGTTTTGACATGATTTCTTCTGCCTTTGCTATCCAGGTCTTGAACTCTTTGAGAGTCACTTTCTTGTTAGCAGCAGGGATATCACTCTGGCCGATGAAAACACCTTTCAAGCGATTTGAGAGCAGATTCCCGTTTTTAACGGCATCATTCAGAAATGCCATGAAGCTGGAATTGAGGGTTTGGACAGTGTATCTAGTATGGTTCTGCAACTTTTCAGCGATAAAGAGTTCATACTCATTTCTATCTAGGTTTTTAAGCTGGACAGAACCAAACTTTGGTTTGATGTGGTTCTTATAAAGATTGTCATTGAGGTAGTAGGAAGTGTCATTCCATCGCCCTGTTGACAATCTTTTTTCAGAATAAATGTCCCAATACTTGTCGAGTGTCAGATTCGTATTGATACCCAATTCCTGATCGTGGATTTGCTGCTCAATCTCTGCCAAGGCTGCACGAGCTTGTGGAAGTGTTGTGAGACCGCTCTTAGTTATCTCTTTCTTTCTTCCTCTGAAATAGAAAGAGCGTCTGATATAATATCGCTTGCCTTTGGCAGTCTCATAGTAATAAATATTTGGGTATTTTGTTTTATTATATTTCATTGTATTCTCCTTGTTTATTAGCTTCTGGACAAGGTCTAAACGTTGAGAATATTGACATCACCCCTTTCATGGTGTAAAATAGGGTATAGAAAAGAGGCCTTTTTAATGGCTGATTTTTATCTAAGCTAAGCTTCACAATCAAACTTTGGCGAGGGCGATTGTGGGGCTTTTTTGTTATTTCTTGACTTTATCTTTTAAAGCTTTTTCAATAGCTTGTTTTAATTCTAAGATAGCTGCTTTGTCTTCTTTGAGAAAAGTCACTGTATTTTCATCTTTGACTGCATCAAAAACACCACCTTTTGTATCAGATGATCCAGGATAGACTAACTGAAGGTAACCAACAGTTGCACCTGGTTCTTTTAATTGATAAGCAGTAATTTCTGATAACAGAATGGATTTTTCTCCATCCAATCCATGAAGTAAAACATTTGAAACATTTGACTTTCTTGCAATCCTGATAAAATAATCATCGATCCTTACAACGGTTTTCGATTTTTTGAACTCAAAAACTCGCTCATTAGGTTCTTCAGTGAATAGTTCAACCTCTGAAACTTCATCTTGTTTCTTACCAAATAATGCCATAAGTAGTTCCTTTCTTTTTCTGCTTCAGCAGTTTATAAATATATTTTTACCAATTAGTGACAAATACTCTTCTTTAACCATCGTTTCATCAGCAATAGTTTTTAGATTGTATTTTTCCATAAAATGGACATAATTAAATTCAGATACATCATCCATAGTTTTTAACTCTTCTTCTAGAAGATAATGGATCATATTTCTGTCAGCCTGTAACTCACATAAATCTCTATTAAGCTCATATTGACTTTGTGAGTGATCCTTGTGACCCAATTCGTGAAGGGCTACTTGTTTTTGGTCTTGCTCTGATAGATTGATATCAATAGCAAGAAGTTTCAATGTTGGATTGAAGAAGCCTGGACTATGCCAGTCAGTTCCATCAAAGTAGCACAGGCTTACACCCTCCTGGGCGCAAAGCTCTCTTACAGTCATAAATACACCTCTATTTATTTTTTAAGTGTGCCTCCAAGACCGCTGTAATAAAATCTATATCTTCTTCAGTAAGTGGCTTACCATCGAATAACATTGATTGCGCAGCAATGTCTCTGAGGTCTAATGGTGCAGAAGCATCACCATTTGTTGCGATAGCTGGGTTATCCGTCCGACCGAGTAGATAGTCAGTCGAGACATTAAAGTAGTCGGCGATTTCTTGTAGACGATCAGATTTAGGTGTTTTTTCTTTTAAAGTATAAAGGTAATTTATACTATAACCCAAATCCTCAGCGACTTTTTGAAGACTTATCCCTCGTTTTAGAGCAAGTTCCTTAATTTTTTCAAGCGTGGAAAACATTGTCATATCACCTTTTCTAAGACATGACAAAAAATATTTTATAAAAAAGTGTTATTTTCTATTGACAAAAATAATACTTAAGTGTAAAATAGTTTTTGTAAAGTTAATGAGTTAGTAAAAAACTAAGTTAAAACTTATCTAAAAAAAATAAATAGCTTTGGCGAGCGAAAAAATTGATAGATATAATGTTTTATCAAGGTTTTTAATTATGCTTTCATTTTACACCTTAGTGTAAAAGTTGTCAAGCATTTTATAAAATAATTTACTAACTCTTTAACATTTATAAAATAAAGGAGGAAGTTACATGAGCCAACAACATCGTAAGTGGAATAAGCTCGTAAAGGAGCGAATCGAAAAACGTGGATGGTCACAGACGGACTTGGCCATTGTTATAGGTGTTAGCCCATCAGCCATCACGCAGTTGCTTAAAGATGGAAAAGGGAGCGATGACTTGAAACTTCGCATTAACAAGAAGTTGCGAATCAACGAGTCATGGGAGAAATTTGAGGAGTAAGAAATGAACAATACAAGACAAGATAATGATCTCATCAAAGAAATCATTGAGAAACATTTTAAAAATATGGTTGACGATGTTTTGGCACACACTGAAACCTATTATGAGGCTTTAGGTGCTATTAGTAACATCAAAGGAAGCAAGATTCCGGATGTACTTCACTTATCTGATTGTTTGAGGAAAGCTATCAGAAAACGTGCTATGCAACAAAAAACACCTAATCATAACAATTAGGTGCTGGAAGATTACGCATTTGAACGAATGTGTACTACATAATCAAGATTGACTAGATGTCGAAAATCCGTTTTAACTTCGACAAGAATTATATGATTCGCAGTGTCAGAGCAATCATCATATACTTGGAAAAAGTCAATTTTATCACCATTTGAGAAAGTGATTGTGATTGAATCATTCTCACCACTCTCATCAAAACAATCTTTGATGAATTGTTTCATATTCTCACCTCCTTTCTGCTTATATTATAGCAAAAGGAGAGAGCGTAGAAAGGAATATTATGAACGAAATTTTTAATTTTCACGGGCAGGAAGTCCGTACTTTGACAATTGATGATGAACCTTGGTTCGTTGGGAAGGATGTTGCAGATATTTTGGGATATGCCAAACCTCTGGATGCAATTTCTCGGCACGTTGATGAAGATGACTCCGTGAAATACGGACTCACCGACAATTTAGGTCGAACACAAAATACTATCATCATCAATGAATCTGGGCTCTACTCTCTTATCTTATCCAGTAAATTACCTCAAGCGAAAGAGTTTAAACGTTGGGTGACTTCAGAGGTCTTACCAGCTATTCGAAGACAAGGCGGTTTCATCCGTGAAGATTTGGACGAGGATGCCTTTATTGCTTTATTTACTGGGCAAAAGAAATTGCGCGAGCAACAAGCGACCATGCTGGAAGATATTGACTACCTAAAGAGTGAGCAACCGATTCACCCAAGTTATGCTCAATCGCTACTGAAGAAGAGAAAGGCTCGAGTAGTCGCCTGTCTTGGTGGTATTGATAGTCCAGCTTATGCTGACAAGATTTTCGCTCAGTCAGTATTTAGACAAGCTGAGATTGATTTCAAGGACCACTTCAACATCAGTCGCTATGACTTGCTACCGAAAAAATTTGCGGAAGCTGCATTGGCCTATTGGATGACTTGGGAGCCAAGCACCAATACTAAGATGAAAATCATTAAATTGAACTCATTTGACGAAATTTAGAAAGGATAAAAGATGGATAATGTTCTACTCTCACTATCTGAATGGATTAAATCCATCATCAAGGATACAATCACAAGACTAGTTGAAATAGAAAAAGATAGTGACCACTATCCTGAATTGATGGGCATAGGTGCTACCTGCGAATTTCTAGGTATCAACTATGACACATTTTCAAATAATTATCGTTACATGAAGGGATTTCCAAAAGAACTCCCTGGTAAGAAATGGTCAAAAAGAGCCATTAAAGAATGGCTCTCTAATCAACTATAATAACTTTACTAAAAGGCTTCTGGACAAGGTCTTAGCAAAATTATTTGACTATATTATAGCACAAAAAGAGGATAAAAACATGAACAATTTACAAATTATCGCAGTAGGAACACTAGTATCAGTGGTATTGATTGAATCATTGATGATGAATATCAAGCTGAAAATGGCCATGAGACCGAAGAAGAACATTCAATTTCAAGCGCCACAAGTTGAAAAAGGGTTTATCGATTTTAAAACAGGGCGACGTGTGGACATTGATCCCGTGACACGAAAAGAAACATTTGTGGATTAGTAGAGAAATGGAGGGTATCAATGGCTGTTAAAAACAAGCGATACTACTGGATTCAACTCACTCAGGATTTTTTCAAATCTAAAGAAATGAAGTTACTTCGGAAGATTGCTGGTGGCGATACACACACTATTATCTATCTCAAAATGATGTTAATTAGTTTGGAAGATGGAGGGTGTATCTACTACGATGGACTTGCTGATAATCTTGCTGAAGAAATCGCTCTTATGATTGACGAGAATGTTGAAGACATCAAAATTACTTTGCTATTTTTAGAAAGCAAAGGTCTGCTGACTAGAAAATCAGATAGAGACTATTTTTTGGAGCAAGTTCCTGAGATGGTAGGTAGTGAAACCGCAAGCGCCAGAAGGGTTCGCAAGTTTCGAGAAAATAAACTAGCGTTACAATGTAACGACGATGTAACAAAGCGTAACGGAGATATAGAGATAGAGAAAGATATAGATACAGAGATAGAGAAAGATGTAGATGAAAATCCAGTCGAACTCATCGTGGAAGAATATCAATCTCGTATCGCTCCGTTGGATGGAACTCAATTTGAAATATTGAAAGAGTTCATTACATTAGATGGCATGGAAGCAAAGGTTGTCTTGAAAGCAATTGGTCTTGCTGCTGACAATGGTAAAAGGAATTTTAGTTATATCAGAGCGATTTTGACGAATTGGAAGAATGATGGAGTTTTGACGATTGCATCAGTCGAGGAACGTGAACGAGCGTACAAAGAAAATAAAATCAGCAAACGTCAGGGTAATCAGAAATCAAATGTCCCTGAATGGTCACAACCTAACTATGTGAATACTACGAGTGAGGAGACCAAGGAAGAGCTTGAAAAACGGAAACAGGAAATGCTGAAGCGTTTGGATAATGGAGGTAGCTGATGTTTATTTTGAAACATGGGACAAAAGAAGAAAAACCGTACTTGATGTCTGCGACAATCGGTGTGACTGGAATTGATATCTCGTTTTCAGAAGAAAGGGGAGCTATTCGGTTTGTCTCTCGTGCGGTCGCATTGCAGGTAGCTAAGGCACTTAGATCTTTTGGGAATTTTTATGTGATTCAGGTGAGGGGATAATTGGAGGTGTCGATCATTAAAAAAATGACAGTTTGGGCGCTTTTCGATAGCGGGAATGGCTCTTACTTCAAGGGTGCTAACTCTCTAAATAGTTCGGGGGGGGGGCGAATATTGAAATCTATTCAATCGGAATGGATATAGAAAACAAGAACAATCATTTCATAAATCTGGACCTTGCTGATTACAAACGTTTATTTGGAGATAACATGCTCTTTGACGTGTTAAACAAATTACCAAAACCTGACCTTGTAATAGCTAGTCCGCCATGTGAATCATGGTCAAATGCTTCTGCAATGGAAAATGGGAATGCGTGTTGGAAACGCAATGATGTCTCTGATAGCTTGTTTGCTCCACAAGTAAGACCTTCACCGTTCACGATCAGGGCAAATCAGGATTACGAGTCATCTTATATAAATTATCAGTACGACAGGCAATTTTTGAAAAGGGTCAATGGCGAGCTAACAGCTTTCAACACAATAGAAATCATAAAAAGATATAGACCACAATTTTGGGTTATTGAGAATCCAGCAGCTGACAGACTGTGGCCCTACATTGAGGATATTATTGGATTCAGAATTCCATACAAAAACCTAGCTAGATACAATAATTATGATTATCCTTTACAAAAACGGACGATTTTTGGAAGCAATATTGAACTTAATCTTAAAAATAAAATTATCAAGCAGGACATAGAGTGGAAAAACTTCTCAAAACCATACAACGAGAGATCTAATATACCTGAAAAATTGGTGTCAGAAATTTTTAAAAAAATCTACAAGGAGTTTTGCAAAGATGATTGAACTCTATTTCGTTTACAACGGTCATCGAAAGATACTCATTGGGAGTTTTGGCCACGTACATAGCGCAATCAACGAATTAAAGAAACATCAAGCTAGTTACTCAGCTATCAACCATCCAAGCTTTCGGAAAAGCATGAGTGGTGAGAATATCAGGATTGATTACGGAGCAATTGATTGCTACTACTTGATTACGAAGAAAACGGAGGAAAACTAAGATGAATACAAAAATGAATTTGGAAGAAAAGGTTCAACAGTGGTTTGTTGACCGAAATTTACATGAAGCAAACCCAGTCAAGCAGTTCTTGAAGTTGATGGAAGAGTCAGGAGAATTGTTTGAGGGTATTGCAAAGGATAAATCTGAACTGATTTACGATGCGCTTGGAGACATCCAGGTAGTTTTGATTGGGCTTGATCAACAGATTAAGAACGGTGCTCAGATTTCAGCCAATCAACAGGAACTTGAATTGCTGCTGATGGTTTCCAGTTTGGGCAATATCGCTCAGAAGCTATACGCTCATGTCTGTCACAATGAAACAAAAATTCCTTTAATCAAAGCAGACTTAATGTTTCTTGACAGTGTGATTGGTACGGTTTCATTTTGCAATGGGACTACAGCTGAAAGTTGCTTAGAAGAAGCTTATGAAGTCATTAAGGACCGCAAAGGTAAGATGATTGACGGGGTGTTTGTCAAAGAGGAGGATTTATAAAATGAAAAGACTAGGAATCATCATTGGTGTATTACTCGTAACAATTGTCTCACCGCTTGTTGTTCAATTTGGTTGGAATGAGATTGTAACGACAATCCTCCCTGTCGGAAAGATTTCGTTTTGGCAAGCTTTTGGAGTAGATGCTTTAATAACCTTCATAAATCCAACAATCTATAGTGATGAAGAAATTTCAAAAAAACTTACTCAGGCCATTTCAAAGATTATATATTTTGCATTCGTTCTTTGGCTAGCTAGTTTGTTCATCTAAGGAGGATCTGCCAGATGATTGAAATAAACGGGAAAAGCCACGAAGCCCATAAAGTGAAACTCACAAAAAAGGATTTAAAAAACTTGAAAAAAGGCGAAGCTCTTATTTTTATCTGCAAAGAAGATAACAAAGCCATAATTATTTGCATGGAGGATAAGGAATGAGATGCTTTAAAATCCTATGTCTTGTTTTACTCGCATCCTTCCTCATAGCATGTCACCAGATTTCGAGTGGGACGGTGGTAGATAAGTACATTGATGAACCTCATACAACGTTCATACCTGTTGCGACAGGTAAAAGTTCTGTACTTGTGCCAACCAGAACCAAAAGAAAATACATTCTGGTCGTTTCAGGATATGCAGGAAATAAGCAGATCGAAGAAACGTTTGAAGTGACAGCCAAGGAATACAAATACTATAAAATTGGCAATACTTTTATACAGGATGCCGTTTTAGAAAATGAAGAAGGAGAAGAAAATGATCAATAATGTTGTTTTGGTAGGTCGCTTGACTCGTGATCCTGAGTTACGATACACACCGTCAAATGTGGCTGTTGCGACTTTCAGTTTGGCAGTGAATCGCAATTTTAAGAATCAGGCAGGTGATCGTGAAGCTGATTTTATCAGTTGCATCATGTGGCGTCAACAGGCTGAAAACTTTGCAAATTGGCTTAAAAAAGGTGCTCTTGTAGGAATCACAGGCCGCATCCAGACTCGTAGCTATGATAATCAGCAAGGCCAACGTGTCTATGTGACAGAAGTGGTAGCTGAAAGTTTTCAAACGCTTGAAAAGAAGGATAATTCTGCGAACCATTCAAGTATGGAAAACCAGATGCCACCAAGTTTTGGAGCAAGTGATCCGATGGATATTCCAGATGATGGGTTGCCGTTTTAGGGAGGTGGAATAAATGGAAAATTTAATGTTTTGGGGAATGTTTATTGCTTGTTTGCTGATTTCGGCTATGACATTTTATATTATGTACTCTCAAGCGATGGTCAATAGAGATTTGGAAAGAAAATACTATGACTTAAAACAAGAACTTTTAAGAGTTTTTGGTTGGGATGAATATGATTGGGCAAAAAATTTTAGGGATTATGCACGAGAAGTTCAAGAACTTATCAAGTTTAAAAAAGAAATTGAACAACTTGAAATTATTAAAAAAGCATTAGAAGTCAAAAGTTTGGAAGAGTTGCAGAAGAAGAAAGAACAGATTGAAAGTGTAATCAAAACGTTAGAAAAATGAGGAGGTGGAGTGATGAATGAGCAATTTGTCTTAGAATTAAAGAAATTGTTGAATTGCTTTCCAGAGTCGTATATCAATCGCAATCTTGAAGTAATTCTTATCCCTAAAACCAACACTTACTTTTCTCTTGTAGGATGCAGCACAAAGAGGGAAATAATTGCAAATGTTTTGATGTGGTGTACTAGAGATATAGATAAAGGCGAGCCTTATCAACAACGAAAACGAAATATCGACTTTTATGTGGATAATCGCGATCGTTTGAGAAAATATTTAGGTGCAGATATCAATGTGCATGTGGTTTATAATCACTTAGGAAATGGAATCAACAAAGAACTCACACACAGATTTATCGAGAGTGGTTTTGATATGAATTTACTTTATAAGGAGGTCATAGATTGAAACGCTTCTTAATCGGCTATGCCTTGCTTACTACTTGCCTATTGTTCATGCAGCGGTCAATGATAGACGAACAAGAAAAACCCTTGCTAATCTATCACGCTGATAGTAAATATGCTATTACTGGCAAGGTTACGGAAAAACGAAAAATTGGCAGTCTATTCACTATCACGGTAAACGGGAATGTGTTTGTGGTTAGTGAGCAGAAATACAATAATACAGAAATTGGAGATGAGGTAGAAATATGAATTACAAAGTAACAGTCGACGGTAAAGAAATTGAATATGGCGCATTGGTTGAAAAATCACGTTTCTCAGAAAAAGAATGGTCTGCTATTTATGCAGAAATTGTAAAACAAAATCAGCCAGAAGTCTTTGAAAGTAAGAAAGCTGATACGGATTACATTGATACGCTCGGTGCTATGATTGCTCTTGAGGAACGATATGAAGCATTGCTTGAGCTATTACCTCAAGATCAATTCTCTTACGCTGGGACACATCCAAAGTGGGTAGCTGATGCAGTCGCAGAAAACACTTTGAATAAAGAGGACACGATAGATGATATCTGTGATTTTCTTGAACGTTGCTCAACTCTACAACAATTGCAAGATGAGTTGATGGAATATTTTAATTTGGAAGAATCCTAGGAGAAAGTTGGAGATAAGGTAAGATTGTAATGACAAAGTACAAGAAACCAATTTACATCATCATTCAGGAAGCGATGGCAGAGCGCATTAGATTTCTGGAAGATGAACTGTATGAAAGGGCCTATAAGGATATTGAGAAATTAGAAGCTCAAAATGATTTCTTAAAAGGTCTTTGTAACAATCAACTTGAAATTATCATGGATTATGAATGGAAGCAGATGCAAGAGCAAGCGGCATTCATAAAAGCTAATACTAGAAAGTGGAGAGCAAGATGCAGCTAAGATTGAAAGAACTTAGAGAGGACCTAGGTCTATCTGTCAAAGATATGGCCAGAGATACAGGTGTCTCTCAAAATACAATCCATTTGTATGAGAGAGGTGGATATCCGTCAATCAAACAAATTGAAATGATTGCTAAAACCTATGATGTGAATCCTGCTTGGTTAGTTGGATGGGTAGATGATGAAATTCAACCTGTAATTCAGGTAGTTGAAAAAATCATCTACAAAGAAAGTCCAACAGCAAGATTGCCAGATTATTTCAACAACAATAACGACGGTAAGATTATCAAGTGGAAGCAGTCACGAAGATATCGAGGGGGTAGGAATTGAAGAAATTAAGCGACGAAGACCTCAAAACATTAGACAGAGAACTTTTCAAATTTCAAAACATTCAACGGACAATAGATTTGAGAAGGCTAGAACTAGAAACTCGAAATCCAGATTCTCAAAGTGGGCCCAGCGTAGGAATAAGCAAACCTACCGAAACCATTGCAATCAGAATAGCGGATGATCCAACCTTAAAATTTCTCGAAGGGTTCAAAGCTATTATTAACAAACTCCTGATCAATCTAGTTGATGAGGATAAGGAAATCTTTAATCTGCGCTGGAGATATCCTCAACTGAGATGGGAAGAAATAGCAGAACAGAAATTCATGAGCAAAGCTACAATCTATCGACGTAGAAGGATTATCCTAGAGCAGTACGCTATTTTGAAAGGTGAGCTATAAATAAACATGAGACAAAAGACATCTTGAAGTCTCACAAAAAAAGGTTTATTATGATAGCATGAACTTCTGAAACAAAAACACACATCACACTTTAGGAGTCATCCTTAATTCTAGTCAGAAAAGTTGTCCAACAGAAGTATCGTCAAGAGTCAGCAAATGCTGGCTTTTTGTTTTGGGAAAGGAGGTAGAATATGGAATTTGTATCACCGATAAAAGATAATGACGACATTCAGGCAATGAAAGATTATCTCAGAGAGTGGAATGAGATGTATTATATGCTATTCATCACAGGTCTGAATACTGGTTTGCGAGTCGGAGATATACTTACCTTGAAAGTTAAAGATGTCCAGGGATGGCACATCAAGCTGAGAGAACGGAAGACTGGCAAGCAGATAACAAGACGGATGACAAAAGAACTCAAGAAAGAAATGAGGAGATATGTCGAGGGCAAACCATTTCATCATTTCTTATTCAAGAGTAGGCAAGGTCAGAATAAAGCAATCACTCGTGAGCGAGCCTATCAAATCATACATGAAGCAGCTGAAGAACTTGGCATTGATAATGTTGGCACACATACAATGCGCAAGACATTCGGCTATAAATATTACAACAAGACAAAGGACGTAGGGACATTACAGAAAATGTTCAATCACTCATCACCTGCAATTACCCTGAGATACATAGGGATAGAACAAGCAGAGCTTGATGATGCTTTACGGAACTTTGTCATTTAATTTTTTTAGATATTACTTTCACATAATGAGTTAAGCATAAACTGAAAAAATGAAACTCTTTAAACCCCATGCTTAGTAAGGGTTTGAGATTTAGCGTGAGTTTAACAAAATATAAGATATGTGAAAGTGAGGGATAAAACAACCTAGAAAAAAGGAGTATAACATGATTAAAGAATACTGCGATATGCTGTTTGAATCTCGAGCAGTTGATAAACTAAACAAAGATATAAAAAACAATCCGGAAATAAATTTCAAAATAATTGGGTACAATGTCATTCCAAGAGAGTTCGGACCAGCTCTTACATTCATCCTTGTAAATTGGGAAAAAGAAATAGTTGAAGATTCTACAACAAAAATCTCTATAATCCCAGAACCTGAATAATTTTTAAGAATGAGACAAAAGGCATCTTGAAGTCTCACAAAAAAAGGTTTATTATGGTAGCATGGTTTTCTTGTATGAGAGGGGATAGGTCACTGGCCTGTCCCTTTTAGTATTGGAAAGGAGGTTTGCTATGTACAACAAACCTATCAGACCATCCTTGAAGTCTAAGAAGTGGGAGAAGTTTCGTGACAGGATAATGCGAAGGTATAATTATCTTTGTCAAGAAAGTTCGAGATACGGAATTTCAGTAGCAGCTGAAATGGTACATCATATCTTCCCTGTATCTGAATATCCTGAACTTGAATTCGTTGAGTGGAATTGTTTGCCACTAACAAACAAGAAACACAATACGTTTCACGATAGAAAGAATGATAAGATTATCAATCAAGGATTGTTTTGGCAAAGAAAGAGAAAAAAGGAATTTGAAGAATTTTATGGATACCCCCCACCTCTTTAAAAAATCATTTTGGCCAGTAGGGTACCGGTGAAGGGAACTTTTTCCAAGTCGAGGGCCTTCAAACAAAAAGGGGGTAAAAACTAAGCGATTTTGACGAAAGGAGGTAGTTTTTGGCTAAACCAATTACAGCAAAGTCGATTAAGTCAAAAGTAGTCAAGCAGATGAAAGACTTGGGCACTTATCGTAAAGAGTTCGAAATGATCATTGATATTTTTGCAGGAATGCTCTATCAGTATCAGAAACTTGCTCAAGATTATGCTGATATGGGTTATCCAGTAACAGACACCTACGTCAATAAGGCTGGTGCTGAGAACGAACGTAAAGTTCCAATCTTGACAGCGATGGAAATTTTGAGGAAAGACATTCTCAGCTACTCTAATCAGTTGATGATGAATCCTAAGTCTCTTGGTGAGGTAGTAGAACAAGAGGGTGAGTCAGTTCTTACTGAAGTCCTGAAGTTCAAGAACGAAATAAAGAAAAAGCGAGTGACTGGCAATGGGTAATCTTGGCAAAGCGAAAGAGTATGCTCAGCACGTCATATCTCACAGAGAGGAACATTGTGAGGAGAACATTCTTGCAGCTGAACGTTTCTTGCGTGATCTTGAAAATCCTGAATTTGAAATGGATGAGGAAATCGTTGATTTCGTTGTTCACTTTATCGAGAACACGATAGTCCATCAGCAGGGCGATGATATGTTTGCGGTGTCTATCCGTAACAAGCCATTACTCTTGCAACCCTGGCAACACTTTGTGGTTGTTAATCTATTTGGATTTTACTACAAGGGTACAAATGAGCGCAGGTTCAAAGAAGCGCTTATCATGCTTGCTCGGAAGAATGGGAAGACCTCGTTTACTGCTGCAATCGCACTTGCTTATCAGATATTAGACACGGATAGCGGTTCAAAATGCTACATCGTGGCCAACTCAGTCAAGCAAGCGATGGAAGCCTTTGGATTCTTGAAGTTCAATGTTGAGCGATGGAATGACAAGAACATTCGTATCAAGGACAACAACCAGGAACACTCAATTAGTGCTAACTTTGGTGATGAAGGTTCTTTCTTTATCCAAGCTCTGGCAAACGATGAGAGCCGTCTGGACGCTTTGAACGGAAACGTTGTGGTCATGGATGAAGCTCACACGATGAGGAACAGTAAGAAATACGGTCTTATGAAGAAAACAATGTCAGCATACCGAAACAGTATGCTTTTTGTTATCTCTACGGCTGGTGATATTCCTACTGGTTTCCTTGCTAACCGTTTGAAATACTGTCAAAAGGTCCTCAAGCAATTGGTCAAGGATGATTCCTTGTTCATATTCATCTGCAAAGCTGACCAGACTACCGATGGAGACGTGGGGGATTACCTGGACGAGAATGTTCTTAAGAAAGCCAACCCCTCGTGGGGTGTGACGGTGTCGCTCAAGGCTCTGAGAGAAGAAGCCGAGCAGGCTATGAACGATCCACAGACAAGAAATGAGTTTTTCAACAAGACTTTGAATGTCTTTACAAACTCAATGAATGCTTATTTCAATCCTGATGAGTTCATCGCTTCAGACAGTCAATACGATTGGACCTTAGAGGAACTGGCACGCTTGCCTATTCAGTGGTATGGTGGGGCTGACTTGTCAAGGTTGCACGACTTGACAGCTGCTGCTCTCTATGGTGTCTACCACGATGGAGAAAAAGATGTTGATATTTGTATCACACACGCTTTCTTTCCTCGTGTAAATGCTCAGAAAAAGGCGAATGATGACGGGATTCCACTCTTTGGGTGGCAATCTGATGGATGGCTGACCATGAGCAACACTCCGACAGTCCTCTATGATGATATCGTTAAATGGTTCATCAAGATGAGAGAGAAAGGATTCAAGATTGCTGCAGTCGGTATGGATAGAAAGTTTGGTCGTGAGTTCCTGACAAAAATGAAACAAGCTCGGTTCAAGATGATTGACCAACCTCAGCTTTTTTATCTGAAATCAGAGGGATTCAGAAGGATTGAGTTCAAGGTGAAGAATAAAGAATTCTATTATCTTCACTCGGATGCTTACGAATACTGTGTGAGCAACGTTAGAGCGATTGAAAAGGTGGATGACGCTGTGCAATATGAAAAATTAGACGGTGACGGTGGGACTGCAAGAATTGACTTGTTCGATGCCAGCGTTTTTGCTTGTATTCAGGCTCTTGCTAATCTTGGTAAGAATAGCGATGTGATGAGCTTCTTTGATTAGGTGAATTATGAATGAAATAGTTTTATCAGAACATGAAATTAATGTGCTAATTAATAAAGGGCGAGTTAAAGTAATTTTAAACGGGGAAGAAGTAATCGTTCGTCAAAGCTATACGAAAGATTTGAGGGCTGAAACAGTTAACTGGGATAAACAAATAGTTGATGTCAGTCAGAATATAGTAAGAAACAAACACTTTGATTCACTTTTTCAAAATACTTTTCGCTAGAAAGGAGGTGAGGAAAGATGGGGCTTTTAGATAGAATTTTGAAACGTGGTAAGAGTCGAGGTGGAACGAATGTTATCACTCATTCAGATTTTGGTCTTTATATCGACGGTGATAGCTATGTGCCACTGGCTCGCAATCCTGATGTGATTGCTGCGGTCAACAAGATTGCTGACATGGTATCAAATATGACCATTCATTTGATGGAGAATACCGACAAGGGAGACATACGGGTTAAAGATGGACTAGCTCGGAAGATTGATGTAAATCCATGCGAAAACATGACTCGCAAGACTTGGATTTTCAAGATTGTGCGTGACCTGTTGCTATTTGGTGACGGGAATTCGGTTCTTCATGTCGAATATGATCCTGTGAATGATTATATTTTGAACCTGAGACCATTCTCTATGAGTGAAGTATCATTCAAGAGTGACGATGTTGGTTATGTTGTGAACTATCGTGGCATTGACTACAACCCAAGCGAAATCGTGCACTTTGTAATCAATCCTGATCCAGACAATCCATTTGTAGGGACTGGATATAGGCTTGCTTTGAGGGATATTGTTAGGAATTTAAACCTTGCAATTCAAATCAAAAAAGGCTTTATGAATGGCAAGAACGTTCCTAGCTTGATTGTTAAGGTTGATTCTTCGAATGGAGAATTGGGCACGCAAGAGGGGCGAGACAAGGTCGCTAAGAAATACTTAACAACAAGTCAGGCAGGTGAGCCGTGGATTATTCCTGATGCTTTGTTGAGTGTCGAACAGGTTAAGCCACTCAGCTTAAAAGATATCGCTATCAATGAATCTGTTGAAATTGACAAGAAAACAGTTGCTGGACTTTTGGGAGTTCCAGCTTTTATTTTGGGAGTTGGAAGTTTTGACAAAGAAGAATACAACAACTTTGTCAATACAACAGTTATGAGTATTGCTAATACAATTACTCAGACATTAACTAGAGATTTACTCGTTTCAAACAATCGGTATTTCAAACTTAATGCTCGCTCTCTTTATTCGTATGACATTACAGAATTGTCATCAGTAGCTAAACAGATGACCCAAAATATGGCAATGCGTCGAAATGAGTGGAGGGATTGGCTTGGGATGCCGCCTGATCCTGATATGGATGAGCTCCTTGCTCTTGAAAATTATCTACCGCAAGACAGACTTGGGGACCAGAAGAAACTGAAAGGGGGTGAGGAAGAGAATGAACAAACGGAATAGCTATCGCACTGCTCAGTTCAAAACACGAGAAGAAAGTGAAACTGGTGATTTGATTTTGAGCGGGTACTTTATCAAGTTCGATGAAGTTACTGAATTATGGCCGGGTTACTTTGAGGTAATCAAACGTGAGGGTGTTGAAAAAGCCATCAAAGGAGCTGACATCAGGGCATTGTTTAACCATGATGATAGTTTAGTGCTTGGTCGGACTGGTAACGGGACGGTTACTTTGGGAGTTGATGAAATCGGACTTTACGGCGATATCATCATCAACAAAAATGATCCGCAAGCTGTTGGAGCCTATGCTCGTGTTCAACGTGGCGATGTAATTGGATGTAGCTTTGGTTTTATCCCAATCAAAATCAACACGGAAGAGCAAGCAGATGGTTCGTACCTGGACACTATCTTAGAATTAGAAATCTTTGAAGTGAGTCCATGTACTTTCCCAGCCTATCCACAAACGGAAATTGCTGCACGACAGAAAGACTTTGAAAGTCAACAACGTGCCAATCGTGAAGCGCTGGACAAGCGCAAGAAAGAAATTAAGGAGAAATTTAACCTATGCACAAATCATTGATTTTAGGCGCTCGTATGCGCAACAAAGCAGACAAAGTGGTAGAGCTTGAAGAATCAATCAAAGAATTGAACAAGCGCTCAGAACTTGAAGCTGCTAAATTGGAACAAGCTGGAACTGATGAAGAAGTTTCAGCAGTTGAAAAGAACCTTGAAGACATCCAGAAAGAATTGGATGAAAAGGAAGCAGAAAAAGAACAACTTGAAAAAGAAATCGAAGATTTGAAAAATCAAGTTGAAGAACTAAATCGCAAAGCACCGACTTATCCAAGTCAAGAAAAACGTGGAGGACAGAAATTGGAACAACGTGACGCAATTGCTAAATACATTCGTACTGGTCAAACTCGTGACATCGCAGGTTTGAAAACTACTGATTCAGGAAGCGCAGCTCTGATCCCAACTGAAGTGCTAAAACCTCACTTCCTTGAAAAAAAACGTAATCCACTTTTGGATCTTGTGGAACGTGTTAAAGTTAATAGCGGTTCTGGTAAATATCCACTTATCAAGAAAACTGATGGTGTAATGGTTTCAACAGATGAATTAAAATCAAATCCAGAGCTCGGAAAACCAGCAATCAGCGAGATTGATTATTCAATCAAGACTTACCGTGGATATATCCCTGTGTCACAAGAAATGATTGACGACGCAGACTATGACATCATGTCCATTGTTGAAGACGAAGTGTTCAATCAAGGTGAAAACACTGAATTGTCATTAGTTACAGCTGTCCTCAAAACAGCTACCCAAGCAGATGCGGCTGGATTTGATGGTATTAAAGATATCTACAACAAGAAGCTTAAATCAATTTATAAAGCAAGCATCGTTGTAACTAAGTCAATGTTTGCCGCACTTGACAAGGTGAAGGACAAAGATGGGCGCTACATGCTTCAAACTGATGTAGCTTCACCTACTGGCTATTCATTTGGTGGGAAAACAATCTACAAAGTAGAGGACACAGTGTTTGGAAACGAAGGAGAAATGAAATTCTTCATCGGGGATGTCACTGAGTTCGTCAAAGAATTTGACCGCTCTCAAGTATCCGTTAAATGGGTGAACAATGACATTTACGGACAATTGCTTGGACTTTTCATCCGTCTGGATATTAAGAAAGCAGATGAAGAAGCTGGATTCTTCGGAACATACACTGATGTTGTAGCTTAAGGAGGTAGCGTATGAGCTATAAAGTAATCCGTCCTTTCAAGGACTTGGCTGATCCTGAAAAACATGACTATGCTGTTGGCGATATCTTCCCTCGTGAAGGATATGAGCCCACAGATAGCTTTACCAATGGCCTTTTGACTGGTGCCAACACTGCTGGCTCTATCTTCCTTGAGGTTTTGGGAGATGATGAGCCTAAGAAACCATCTCCTGAAGCAAAAGAAGTTAAGGAAGAGCCCGCAGTTGAGCAGGAAGAAACAGTTAAGGAAACAGTTGAGGAAACTGCTGAAGAGTCTGCTAAGGAAGTTGAGGAGTAAACATGGACGAAGGTCAGCTTTTGAAATTGCTGAAACTCAAGTTGGGTATTTCAACTAACTTGAGAGACAAGCCGTTAGAAAAAATCATTTCAAGTGTCATCACTGAATTGACCGATAATCTCGGTATTGAGCTTGTTGGTGAGCGTGCTGACCATGAAATGTTTATCGTTGACTATGCTGCTTATCGCTACGAAGGTGGGGTGGATATGCCACGTCACCTTCAGTGGCGACTGCATAATTTACAACTAGCATCAAAGAAAGAGGTCAAGAATGTGGAATCATGAAATCACGCTGATCTCTAAGAAAGTCACAGGTAAGGACAAGCTACTACAACCAATCTCTGAAGATGTTGAACTTACTCTCTTATGTCGCAAAAAGAGGGTTACTCGCTCTGAATTTTATCAGGCGAACCAAGCAGGGCTAAAACCGACCTTGGTCGTTGAGATTCGAAATTTTGAGTATGAGAATCAGGAGTTTGCGAAGTTTGAAGGCAAGCAATATCGCATCTTAAAAACCTATCCTATCGATTCTGAAATTTTAGAGTTGACTTTGTCAGAGGTCTTGAAATGAGCAATGACCTTGCTGATTTGATAGCGAAAGAGCTCGCAGCTTACTCTGATGAGGTTACTGAAGAAGTGGATAAGATTGCAGAGCAAGTAGCTGATGAGACTGTGGATGAGTTGAAAGAGACAAGTCCGAAACGGTACGGAAAGTATCGTAGAAGTTGGAAAAAGAAGAAGTTGGCCAATGGCTCTTTCGTAGTGTTCAACGCAGTTGCAAGTCTTACTCATATACTTGAGAACGGGCACCTTTCAAGAAATGGTGGTCGTGTCGCTGGTATCGTCCACATCAAGCCAGCTGAAGAAAAAGCAATTCAGAACTTTGAGAAGCGCATCAAGGAGATTGGGAAATGAAGCTATCAGACTTTGCTGCTATTTTGGAACAGGTAAACTTGCCTGTCACCTATCGAGCGTTTAAAACTGGGAACGCTCCTGAACTACCTTACCTGGTCTATTATGAATCAAGTCCAGCCATCAATGCAGCTGATAACACGGTTAATCATCAGATTAAGAGTGTGACAGTTGAGCTGGCTTTTGAGAATAAGGATGAAGATTTGGAAGAACGTCTGGAAGAGCTGTGGACAACCCACGAGCTCTTTTTCGATGTTCAAGAAGAAACATTTATCGAGACGGAAAGACTCTATGTCAAGTCTTATACGGTCTATCTATATTAAGGAGGAATGACATGACTCAAGAAAATAAAGTAACCTTTGGTTTAAAAAATGTTCACGTTGCGCCAATTAAATCGATTGGTGCCGATGGAGTGATTGCTTATGATGAAATTTTCCGTTTTCCTGGTGCAATGGAATTAACATTGGATCCAAAGGGTGAATCAACACCAATCAAAGCAGACGATATCGATTATCACTTCATGAACTCAAATGAAGGGTATGAAGGGAAATTCAAAATCTCTCACATTATTGAAATGTTTGCGACTAAGATTTTGGGTGAAATCAAAGATGCTCAGACGGGTGTTTTGACTGAAAAAGCTGATGCTGAATTCACATCATTTGCCTTGATGTTTGAATTTTCAGGTGACAAGAATAAAACACGTCACGTCCTTTACTACTGTTCAGCAAGCCGTCCAGGCAATGGCTCAAAAACCAAAAATGGTACAAACGTCAACGAGCGTGAACTTGGCTTTAAGGCAAGTCCTCGTCCTCTGGATTCAGTTGTTAAACGTTCTATCACATCAGCTGATAATAAAGAAATTTATGACAACTGGTTCAAGAAAGTGTATGAACCTACTGCCGTTGCAGCTTAAGGAGAAGATCTATGCGTAAAATCGTTTTGGTTGGTGATCAGGAGTATGAGTTAGGCACTAACGGCTATACTCCTATCGCCTACAAGCAACAATTTGGGAAAGATTATTTCCAAGATTTGTTCTCAATGTTGAAAAATCAATCATTCATGAATGAATTGAACAAGCTGGAAGCTGAAAAAGAATTGACAGCGACTGACATTGACATTTCAATGCTAGAAGAGTTTGATATGACCTTCTTCAACCGTCTTTTTTGGACCTTTGCTAAATCTGCAAATCCTCATATCAAGCCTTATGAACAATTCTTCATGGAAATGGAAGTCTTTCCGATTCAGGAAGTTGGGCCTGTTCTGATGGAAATGCTGAATGCGAGCATGACGACAAAAAAGCACCAGATGACTCAGAATCAGCTAGCGAAGAAATCTTCACAGTAGAGTCTTATCTGTCCTGCTGTAAAGAAACTGGTCTGTCTATCGATGATCTAAAACACATCTCAATCGGAATGGCTCTGGATTATCAGACGGATTATGTGAATTTACGGAGCGAGGACAAAGGTGGCGAACGGAAAGCCACGCAAGCTGATTTTGACAGTTTTTAAAGAAAAAATGAGTGCTGAGAGAGCGATTCTGAGACCAAGTTCATTGGGCTGACTGCATTATCAGTCGTAGAAATTCTCTCAGCGCTTTTCTATTTTTTATGAAAGGAGGAAATATGGCAGGAAATATCAAAGGTATCAAAATTGAAATCGATGGCGACACGCAACCTTTACAGAAGGCGCTGAAAAATGTCAATAAGGCTGCTACTGATGCAAGTCAGGAGTTGAGACAGATTGACAAGGCCTTGAAGTTTGACACTGGTAACGTAACGCTCTTGACTCAGAAGCAAGAAGTCTTGCAAAAGCAAGTTTCGACGACAAAAGAGAAACTAGAAACTTTGAGACAAGCTCAGTCTCAGGTAGAACAGCAGTTCAAAAATGGTGATATCGGCGCTGATCAGTACCGAGCTTTTCAACGTGAAGTCGAAGTTACTCAAAACGTCTTAAAAGGATATGAGGGTAAGCTTGCAAGTGTGAACCAGGCGCTTTCTGAAAATGGTAATGCTACTCAGAACAACAAGAACCAATTAAAAGAATTGCAAAATGAGCAGAAGCAACTGGCTAGCGAGAATGAAAAAGTAGTCAGTTCATTCAAATTGCAAGAAAGTCAGCTAGGAGCTAACGCAAGTGAAGCTGACAAATTGGCACTTGCTGAGAAAAGGATTGGAGCTCAATCCGATATCGTTGCTCGGCAGATTGAAAATCTAGAAAAACAACTAGTTCTTACAAAGCAAGAGTATGGTGAAAATTCAGCTGAAGCCAATAAAATGGAAACCCAGTTGAATCAAGCTAAAACAGCTTACTCGAATCTCTCTCAAGAGATGAATAATCTTGGGAGCGCTGGGAAACAAGCGAGCGGATCTCTTAGTGAAACAAACAATCTCTTAAAAGCCGAATTGCTCAATCAATTTTCTGAAAAACTATCAGATATCAGTAAAAAGCTGGTTGATTTTGGTAAGAGTGCTCTTGAAGCCTTTCGTCAAGTGGATGAAGGTATGGATACCATCGTCACCAAAACTGGCGCGACTGGCGATAGCTTGGAAGAAATGCAAGATATCGCTTCAAGTATTGCAACAACAATCCCAACTGACTTCAGCAAAGCTGGTGAAGCAGTCGGAGAGGTCAACACACAGTTTGGATTAACTGGTGATGCTCTCAAAGATGTTTCAATAGAGATGATTAAGTTCGCTGAAATCAATGGTACAGACATCACCAATTCAACCATTTCAGCAAGCAAAGCATTGGAAGCTTATGAACTATCAACCAGTGATTTAGCGAAGGTTTTAGACTCTACAACCTACACAGCTCAATCAACTGGTGTTTCAGTTGATGATTTGATGAAAAAAGCCATCGAAGGAGCACCACAGATTAAAATGCTAGGTCTCTCATTCGAGGAAGGTGTAGCATTGCTCGGACAATTCGAAACGAGTGGTGTAGATGCTTCAAGTGCTTTGTCAGGGTTGACCAAGGCAGCAGGCTCTTACGCTAAACAAGGTAAGACTCTGAAAGAAGGCCTTGTCGAAACAATCGATAAGATAAAGAATACGACTAGTGAAACTGAAGCAATGGGTCTCGCTATGGAAATTTTTGGTGCTAAGAAAGCACCTCAAATGATTGATGCAATCAAGCGTGGTTCTTTTGACTTCCAGTCATTCGCCGAATCTGCTGAATACTCAGTAGGAGCAGTTTCTAAGACATTCGAAGCTACTCTAGATCCAATTGATAAATTCAAGACTGCACAAAACTCAGTTACGCTAGCCATGTCCGAACTGGGAGCAGCAATAGCTGAAACTCTAGCACCTGTTTTTGAAATATTAGGCAATATCATCAAAGGTCTTGCTGAATGGTTTAGCAGTTTACCTGGACCGATTAAAGAGTTTGTTGTCATATTAGGGACGGTCATCACAATTGTAGGAGTACTAGCTCCCATAATATTAACAATACAAGCTGTATTCATGTCTTCCTTTGGTGCAATGATTGCAGCTGCGCTCCCAATCATAGGAATTGTGGCAGGGGTTGTGACAGCAATAGCAGCAATCGTTGTAATTGTACAACATCTTTGGGAGACGAATGAGGGATTCAGAGAAGCCGTAACAACAGTATGGAATGCAATCCTCGAGGTCATCAATGCAGTCGTATCAGAGATTTCTAGTTTTGTCATGAGTGTATTTGGTACGGTTGTCGATTGGTGGACAGAGAACCAGGAACTTATCAGGACAAGTGCTGAGACTGTCTGGAACGCCATTTCAGCAGTTATAGACACAGTCATGACCTATCTAGGCCCACTCATTCAAGCCACTTGGGATAATATTCAACTTGTCATCACGACAGCTTGGGAAATCATTAAGACCGTTGTCGAAACCGCAATAAACGTTGTGCTTGGGATTATACAAGCAGTTATGCAGATCATCACTGGTGATTGGTCAGGCGCTTGGGAAACTATAAAGGGAGTATTTTCAAGTGTATGGCAAGGAATACAGAGCGTGGCTCAAACCATCTTTTCAGCGATACAGTCATTTATATCAAATACTTTGAATGCTATTTCAAGCACAATTTCAAGTGTATGGAACGGCATTTCAGGAACAGTATCAAGCGTACTGAACGGTATTTCAAGCACTGTTTCAAGCGTGTGGAATGGGATTAAAAATTCCATCGGTAGTGCTATCAATGGAGCGAAGGATCTTGTCAGCACGGCTATCAACGCCATCAAAGGATTGTTTAACTTCAGCATTAGTTGGCCACATATCCCACTACCTCACTTTTCTGTTAGTGGTTCAGCAAATCCACTAGACTGGATAAGTCAAGGTGTGCCAAGTGTCAGCATTGAATGGTATGCAAAGGGCGGTATCATGACGAAACCAACCATTTTTGGAATGAATGGCAATAACCTCATGGTTGGTGGTGAAGCTGGGAATGAAGCGGTATTACCACTCAATGACAAAACACTTGGTGCCATTGGTCGAGGTATCGCTCAGACAATGGGTGAAACTTCACCCACCATCAACATTACCATTACTGGTAACACTGTAAGAGAAGAATCTGACATCAGTCGGATTGCTGATGAGGTAGCGCAGCGGATTGCTGACGAATTGCAACGTAAGACACAATTGAGAGGAGGGGTTGCATGGTAAAACATAATGAACTTGTGATTGACGGTGTGAGAACATCGTCTTTTCCTTTCAAAGTTATTGTCCATGATTCTCCTTCAATTACTCTCGGAGAGAGCAAGACGGCTCTCTTGGAGCATGGTGGTATCAGTGGAGCAATTGTTCAGACAAACAAGCATAGGGAACCGGTCAAGAAAACCTATACGATTTACTTGGTAAAACCTACTGAAGAACAGATGAACCAATTTATGAGTCTGTTCATCCGTGAAAAGTTCTGGTTAGAGAGCGAGCGAGTCAAAACAACTCGACTTTGGTGCTATAAGGTCAATGTGACCGACCTTGAAGAAATAAAACCTGGTCTTTATATGACCAAAGCGACCTTCACTTGCCACCCTACCAAATACTTTAAAGAAACCGATACACAGAGATTGACAAGAAGTGGGATTTTGACTGTTCAAGGTTCTGCTCTTGCCTTTCCTAAAATCACAATCATTGGCCAGAGCGCTGCTGAGACCTCGTTTACAATCGCTGGTCAGGTCATTAGGCTTGAAAGGCTCACTGAGTCGCTTGTGATGGTCAACAATCCTGACAATCCTAGCTTTAAAACGACAACAGGGAAGCCAGTGAAATGGTCAGGGGATTTTATCACAGTTGATCCCGCGAAAGTGAAGAATGTTGGGGTTGTTTTGGGTCCAGGTATTCAATCACTTGAAATTGAGATAGTTTGGGGGTGGGCATAATTGCTTTATCTACTTAATAAAGATGTGAGAACCGTTCGGTGGAACGGAGAGCCACTTCATGAAGCTACTTCGGCGATTGTTAAAGAGACCATGAATGGCGATTTCACCCTAACTGTGAAATATCCTATTTCTGACTCTGGTATCTATCAGCTCATTCAAGAAGATATGTTGATAAAAGCGCCGACTCCTGTTCTTGGTGCGCAGCTATTTCGCATCAAGAAACCTGTTGAGAACAATGACCATCTGGAAATTACAGCCTATCACATCTCAGACGATGTGATGCAACGTTCTATCACGCCAATTAGTGTGACTAGTCAGAGCTGTGGCATGGCTCTTTCTCGCATGGTCCAAAATACAAAAACTGCTTTGGGTGATTTTTCATTCAATAGCGATATCCAGGATCGTAGGACCTTCAACACGACTGAAACAGAAACTCTGTACTCTGTATTGCTGGACGGTAAGCACAGTATAGTTGGTACATGGGAAGGCGAGCTGGTTCGTGATAACTTTGCGATGACTGTAAAAAAGAGTCGTGGTGAGAATCGTGGTGTTGTTATCACGACACACAAGAATCTTAAAGACTACCAACGCACAAAAAACAGTCAGAATGTTGTCACAAGAATCCATGCCAAATCAACTTTTAAACCCGAAGGCGCTGACAAGGAAATTACTATCAGAGTGACTGTTGATAGTCCTCTTATCAACTCTTATCCTTATATCAATGAAAAAGAGTATGAGAACAACAATGCCAAGACCATTGAAGAATTGCAGAAGTGGGCACAGGCTAAGTTTTCAAATGAGGGCATTGACAAGGTCTCTGACGCTATCAAGATTGAAGCTTATGAACTTGATGGTCAAGTGGTCCATATGGGTGATACGGTCAATCTCAAGAGCTGGAAACATAATGTTGATGTATTCAAGAAAGCTATTGCTTATGAGTTCGACGCCTTAAAAGAAGAATACATCTCTCTGACTTTCGATGATAAGGCAGGAACTGGTGGTTCTAGAGCTTCTGGTGGGCTATCTAGCGCAGCCGATGCAATTCTTGGAGTGACAGAATCTGCACAAGAAATTGCCCTTGAAAAGGCTCTTCAAAATGCTGACTTAGACTTTGATCATAAGGCTGGATTACTGAGACAAGAAATTGCTGACGGAGTCGAACTTGCCAAGGCCAAATCGGAAGAGGTCAAGAGGCAACTGTCTGATGTCATTGATCAGCGATTTAGCAATTTTGGCAATGGTCCACTACAAGAAGTCAAACGCAGGGCTGAAGAAGCATTGCGAAACGCTGGCGCAGGTAATTTGCTAGCTCAAGAGGCTAAGCGAATCAGCGAGCAGGCAACCGCTGATATAACCAAATTAAAAAACGAGGTCGTTGATGGATATGTCGGCAAGAATACTTACCAAGAAGGAATTCGTGGGATTGAGCGACGAATTGAGGAAGTGAAGACATCAACGAATGGCCAAATTGCTACACAAATCGCTGAGTACAAGCAATCAGTAGACGGACGATTCACAAGCTTATCTTCTCAACTTGATAGCAAAGCTAATCTAATTGACTTTCAGCGAGTACAAGAGACTAGCAAGCTTTATGAGAGGATTATCGGTAGTACCGAGAATGACATTTCGAATAAGGTTGCTCGCATGGCTCTGACCAATCAACTATTTCAGGTTGAGGTGGCTAAAAATGTCGGAGATAGTCGAAATTATGTTAAGAATGCTGATTTTCGTGCAGGTAATAAAAATTGGAATGAGTCTGTAAAACCTGGTCTGAATTTCAATTATAACCATTCAAGTAGTAATAGAGGTAAGCCTGGTGCCCATATTTACGGAGCAACTGATGCTGTTTATTATGGCCTACAACAACAAATAAAATTTGAGATTTTAGAAGGGGATATTTTCACTGTCTCATTCTTAATTTCAAAAGACGGATTATCAACTTATAGCGGTTTAAATTTAGGGGTTCATTATAGAAAAAATAATAAAATCATATCTCAAAAGTGGGTTTCTATACCAAATTCTGATATACCTGATTCAAAATATAAAAAAATGAGTTATTCTTTTGTATCTCCAAAAGACATCGATGAACTAAATATGATGCTTTTTGGTGAACAAGGTAAGAGAATTAACCTCTATATTTCAGAAGTGAAACTTGAAACCGGAAGCAAAGCGACATCCTTCACACTAGCGCCCGAAGATACAGAAGAAGCCGTCCGCACGGTTCAAAATCAGCTTGCTGGCTCGTGGGCTGTTCAGAATATCAATAATGCAGGCGATTTGGTTTCAGGTCTCAATCTTGGAGCTAATGGTCACAATCGACTTGACGGTAAATTGACTCATATCACTGGTGAAACCTTGATTGATAATGCAGTCATTAAATCCGCTATGATTGATAAGCTTAAAACCGCTAATTTTGAAGCAGGATCAGTCACGACTACGATTTTAGATGCTGAAGCAGTAACCGCTGACAAGTTGAGAGTTGACCAGGCTTTCTTTAACAAACTGGTGGCAAATGAAGCCTACTTAAGTCAGCTATTTGCCAAGCAAGCCTTCATTAACAGAGTTAAAAGTATCACGATAGATGCAAGTCAGGTTCAGTCAGGTGTTTTGAGTGGTGATAGGATTTACGGTGGGACCATTACAGGTTCAAACATCTATGGTGGAACCTTAACAGGACACACTAAAATCCAACTAGGTTCTTATGGCTCATTCGATACTACAAATGGCGGTTTACAGATTAATGTACCACGAAGCCATAATGCTAAAGATGGGTTAGGAGTGCAGTTCATTGGTTCTTATGGTCGCGGCGAAGATGTTCCTTATGGCCTTTTCATTTACAAGGACTCCGATTTTACTACTGGCGGTTACGCAAGTGATAGTGATGAATTCCTACTGACAGTGAGGGGATACATTAAAGCAAAAGGAATCGGCTGGCTCAAGACAGGGAATGGAAGGATTGACGGTGGAACAACCGGTACTATTGGGTTATGGAACTCCGGCAATGTATATTTGAGTTTTGGTGGTTCAAGTAATGACATTTATTATAGTTATAACAGCACAGCATATAGCCTGTGGTCAGTTATTAATAAGCATTTCTCAGATAGACGTCTGAAAGACAATATCGTTGATTGCAAGCATAAGGCTCTTGATTATATCCACCAATTCCAGTTTAAGGAATATGACTGGAAGAAGCAAGAGGATAGACCACAACAAGCACACACAAAGATTGGTTTGATTGCGCAGGAAGTTCAAGAGGTAGATCCTACACTTGTTTACAAAAACGGAGATACGTTGAATCTGGACAATCTCAGATTAACTAATATCGCACTCAAAGCAATTCAGGAACTTGCTCTTGAAAATAAAAAACTTACACAAAGATTGGAGAACTTAGAAAATGAACGCAGAACAGCTTAACCAAGCTTTACAAATGACAATTAGTGAAATGTCAACAGCTTCAACAAATTCGATGATTACAAGTAATCTCTTGAGTATTCAGTTGAATGAGCAAAGGGCAGAGAATCAAAGACTTCAAGCACGAGTGGATGAGCTGGAAGCTCTGCTTGATGAACAAACTAAACCAGCCGACAAAGGAGAATAGACATGGCAATTAATGGTTATAACTTATCAACAAGACCGTACTTAAGAATTTCTGGGTCCAATGTTGAGACGGTGGTAGAAATTCAACTATCAGAAGGCAGCCGCTACAGCACTAACTCACGATCATTCCCCGGAGACCGTACAAATGAATCAGAAGATGTCTTGATTCAAGCGGTGTTGGATGTTCTCAAGTCTGAATTGGACCCAAGCTCTGCGATTGTGCAAGCGCAGAATAAGCTCGAACAAGCTGAGCAGCAGATTGCACACAACAAGAGTGAGCAGGACAGACTTGCTCAAGTTATCAAGCAAACTGAAGAGAATGCGAAAGTGAACCAAAAGGTCATTCATGTGCTGGTCTTGAACTCTGTTATGAGTAAGAACATCGAATACGGCACAACTTACAAGGAGTTAGTTGAGTTAATTCCACTCGCTGAAGTTGGTAAGTCCTACTTACCACACGACCTGATTACCATTGAAGATCCTAAACATGTGGAGGTTAACGGCGAAGGGAAACGTATCCTGGTTCAGCTTAACAAGGAATTCACATACAACGGCGAGCCAGTCAGCGCATTTGTGACAAATGGCACCTTGGAACAAAACGGAACGGGTGTCGCTTGGAAATTTGAAGGAAAGGAATAGGAGGTGTATATGCCAGGATATGAACGATTTCTCGTACAGATCTTCATCACCCTTATCCCTGTGATTGGTCTTTATTTTTCGATGAAAGATAAAGCAACCAAGCAAGAGAATCGTCTTACGATTTTAGAGAAAGATATCGAAAATCTGAACGAATTCAAGACATCAGCCAACAAACGGCTCGATAACCATGATGAACAGAATAAGGCTATCTTAGTACTAGCCGAGCAAGTGAAATCGCTTGGTGAGGATGTGAGAGAGCTTAAAAATTTGATTCAAAACAAACAACAGTAAAAGGAGAATAACACATGATTAACTGGAAAGTACGTTTTAACTTAAAAAATAAAACATTCTTATTGCGAGTGGCATTTGCACTAGCTTTGCCAATTCTCGCCTATTTCAATCTTAAATTGGAGGACTTGGTCAGTTGGGGAGTCATTTTAGACTTGCTTGGCAAATTCTTTGCGAACCCTTATCTCGTGGGGTTGACGATTGTAAATATCCTAAATATCATTCCAGACCCAACAACTGCAGGAATTTCTGATAGCAAACGTGCTCTTGACTATCAAGAGCCAAGCGAAGATTAGGAGAAAACAATGAAGAAAAACGACCTATTCATCGACGTATCTAGCCACAATGGATACGATATTACAGGTATTTTGGAACAGATGGGTACGACGAACACCATCATCAAGATTTCAGAAAGTACAAGCTATATGAACCCTTGCTTGTCTGCTCAAGTTGAGCAGTCAAACCCTATCGGATTTTACCACTTTGCGTGGTTCGGCGGTGACATCGAAGAAGCCGAGCGAGAGGCACGCTACTTCCTTGATAATGTGCCTCAAAAAGTAAAATACTTGTGTCTTGATTACGAAGATCACGCTAGTGGAGATAAGCAGGCAAATACAGATGCATGTATTCGCTTCATGGAAATCCTCAAAGAAAATGGCTATGAGCCAATCTATTACAGCTACAAGCCATTCACGCTCAATAATATCTATTATGAGCAGATTCTTGAGAAATTCCCAAACAGTCTTTGGATTGCCGGGTATGGTTTGAATGATGGTACAGCTGATTTTGAATATTTTCCTAGCATGGATGGTATCCGCTGGTGGCAATACTCTTCAAATCCGTACGACAAGAACATTGTTTTACTAGATGATGAAGAAGCTAAGCCAAAATGGAAGAGAAATGATACTGGATGGTGGTATGAATACCCTGACGGCTCTTATCCAAAAGAAGAGTGGGAAAAGATTGATGGTACCTGGTATTACTTCAACGAGAGAGGTTATTCAATAGCTTCTCGCTGGTTGAAGGATGATGGCAAATGGTACTACCTCAAAGAAAACGGCGCAATGGCCGTTGGTTGGGTGCTTGTGAATGGTAAATGGTACTATCTTGATGCTTCAGGAGCAATGGTCACTGGCTGGGTTCAATACAAGGACAAACTATACCATTTCAAAGAAGAGAACGGCGAAATGTCTTCAAAAGAACTTGTTAAAGTTGAAGGTGGCTGGTACTACGTCAACGAGGATGGAAGCCGCTCAGACAAACCAGCGCTTGATGTATTACCTGACGGACTAATTGTTACCACTAAATAATTTTTTAAAATAAAGAAAGGAGATTCTATTTTTCTTCTTAAACTAACCGCAGGCTCAGGCTTGCGGTTTTTTTGTTTGCAATAATAAAAGCAGTGACCGAAATCACTGCTTATCAGCTGTAGCAAATTCATAAAGTTTTTCTGCTGTTAGAAGCGCCATTTTGTCCATACTTGTTTTTCCTTTTCTAAGGTCTGAAACGGTAGTCCATGGAACTCCAGCGCCTTGCGAAATAGCAGATGTAGACATCGGGCTGTCTAATAATTCTTGAATAACTTTTCTCATATTATTTGTCCTTTTTATTTTTTAGATAGATATATACATTGATTGCAATTATAAAAATAGCTATTGCACTAACCATTGCTTTTCCTCTTTTCATTTGATAAAATAGAGGTGTGAGGGGCTTTCGCCCCTACCTCTTAGCGTTTACCTTTTCTTTTGCCGGAACTTGGGTTTACGCTTTTTGTTTTGCCTTGCGACTGTTATTGCAGTCACTAGACTTGCTATAGCAGTTACCGTTTCAGGGATATTATCTATCGCCTTTTCAAGTAACCTAAGCCAATCTTCTTTGTTCAACTTCCTCACCTCCTTTCCTTATCTTGATTATATTATATCACGGTACACCGAGAAAGTCAAGCGTTTTGATAAAGTTTTTTTACTTTTTTTCAAAAAAAATAGACCTTGTCCAGAGGTCGGGGAGTTGGAGGGGACACCCTCCAAGAGTGTTGATTTAATAAGATTTTATTTTAC